CCGGCGCTGGGCAGCTTTACGCCCCCAGACTTCAGCCGCNGCNNNGTACATATCGTANAGTGTCAGTTCGGCGNCATAGNNGNCCTGGGNCACAACTGANTTATCCANTGTGANGACCAGATTGCGNCCATACCGCGCCCAGGTAAAGTCATTNGATGAGACGGCTACCCCGTTACTNTCGTANACAGGAAANCCGTCTTCAATNCCCCAGTANTCGGGGANGGTGGCAGATTGTATCCACCACTGTGTTTCCCCGTTCAATTTATACTCGCTTGCTGTCAGGTCTATCCGATAGGGTTGACCTANACGGCTNCCGTCCAGGATGTCCTGTAGCTGGTCATCAGTCCAGTACACAATATCGTTGAACTGGTCAGTCCGGGCCGCATCAGTCATTCCGCGCAGGCTGTCAACAAGCGCCTGCATCGTTGCTCTTACCATCGGTTAACCTCGCTTAGACGGCGAACACGCTCTCCGCCAGGGTGTCGATCTGCATGATGCGGTCAGGCCGCCACAGTTCCACACCGAAGACTTCATAGGCCGAGACTTCCAGAGTACGCCCCTGGTTAACCAGTTCCTGGTATGCCCGGATGCCGTGCCGCACGTCGTGCACGATAGCCTCACGCTGGAACACCGGCGAACGGGCAATTGCGCCAGTACGTTCGCTCACCACCAGTTTAGCGCCTGCGCCAGTCAGATGATTTTCTGCATCGCCGTTCACGTCTGTCGCCAGCCGGAACTCGCTTTCGGCATCCAGGAAAATCGGAGCCGTGACGGTGATGTTGGTGATGTCCGTGCCGGAAACCNCCCAGCCCGCCTGTCCGGTCAGCCCGTTCAGCGCAGCGTCAATATTGCTCACCAGCGTGGCTGGCGTAGCCGAGAAAGTAATCGAAGCCGTGATATCCACGCCTGCTTCCTTGCGCGTCCCAATTTCCAGCTTGAACGTGCCACCGGTGGCCGTCCCGAAGTCAACCTTGTAGCTGACCTTGCGGGGAACCCACTCGGACACCGAGATGTTCATGTTGTCGAAACCAGGGACAGTCCAGCCGCTGATCGCGCGTTCGCGGAACGCCAGATTTGCCTGGGAGCCGGTAAAGTCGATCAGGGCCTTCAGCACTTCACGCGCCTGGAAGGGATGGATCACGCAGTAGAGCGCAGCCGCACCTTCCTGCCCGCCGACTTTCTTGTGAAACTCCTGCTGCAAGTCGATGGGATAGTTGATGCTGAAGTTGTTTGAACTCTGGTCATACAGCAGGATGCTGGAACTGGTCTGGGTGGCTTCCGCCATCAGTTGCTGTTCCTTGTTCACACCCAGGCTATACCCCAGGAAGCTGATCGTGTCACGCAGGATCGCCTCCGGGTCGGTTTCCTGACGCCGGTCAGTGATCGGATAACGATCACCCCATTCCAGGGGAACGACTTCGGCCAGCCGTTTACGGTTCACCTGTGAACTGGGGATGTCGGTTGCCTCGTCCAGCGACTGAGCACCGCGCACTTTCTTATACTCGCTGACCTTGCGGGTGTTCCACCCTTGCATGTCATTGAGGGTCAGGACGCGCGGAGCCATCGCAAAACGACGCATAGCAAACTGGTAAGCACCCTGTTCCACATGAGGAACAAGATCAACACCAGAAAGAATTTGGGCTACAGTCGTAGTTGCCACGTATTAAACTCCTACAATAAGGGGTACTAAGCCAACCCCATCTCTTTGAGAACCTTCTGCGCATCCAGCTTCGGCGGGTTGGACGCTCCACCTCCCGGTGTNTCGTCAAACCGTAAGCCAGTCGCTACGATGGCCTGGGCCGCTTCCTTCAGTTCTTCCGGGTTATCTGCGAACCGGCGCAGCACGGGTTTCAGGCTGGCGGGCAAACGGGCCGCTTTCAACACCGCCTCCACCGCCGCATCCTGAGCCGCCTGCTTTGCCGTGAGCGCCGCCTGTTCCTCCCGGAACCGCTTGGCAATCTCGGCATACAGTTCATCCACCGTCTGGGGCAGCTTGCCCTTAGCCGGTGCAGGTTCTGGCTGCGGTTTCTCCGGCTCAGCCGCAGGATCAGTCGCCGGTTCTTCAGCCTCTTCCGCAGCCAGTTGGTCGCGCAATTTTTGATAGCGCTTCCGCTGCTGAATGGCCTCTTCTTTGGCGTCTTCTGCCGCTTTCCGGGCCGCAACCAGGGCCGGATGATCTTCTGGAATTTCGACCGCGTGCAGATCAATCTCCTGGTATGTCGGCGTCCCGCCTTCTTCCTGGGGGTCGATCAAATTGAATAACTTCGTAGGCATCCCGCCTGCTCCTTTTGGCATCCCGCCACTACTGGCATCCCGCCAGTNGTCAAATAAAAAGGCCAGCATCCCGCCGNCCTAAACACAAACAGCCCGCTTGCGCAGGCTGTTGCTCAATCACACACGTTTGCCCCACTCATCATNGAGGGGGCCAGTAGGATCAAAGGTGAGGGGCTATCCAGCTTTCAGGGCTGGAAGGCTTCAGGCTTTTCGCCCCCGACAACCGAGACACCTACCTATTAAGCATTATATCATTGAAATACTATTTGTCAAGCCCCCGGCTGCCCGCCGCTGCGGGGATTGGTTCCGGGTTTGGGCGTCTCAGGCTTAGCTGGTGCTGGGGCCTGGAACTTACTCATCAGCGTAAGCTGCTCTTCCTGCTGCTTCATCGCCTCTTCGTGTTCGCCTTCGATTTCCGACTTTTCTTCAGTCCAGTCGTCACCCAGTTCGGTAGCGGCTGTCCGCTTCGACCGGTAGCCACCATTCAACGCCAGGGCGTTGATATTCGCCACTTCGGTCAGATCGACCGGCAATGGGCTGGCCCACATGATCTTGATGGACANCTTNTCAGCACCGGCAGCCACTGGCTTACCAGACATCAACAGCGCCANCCGCGAGATTTTGACGATGGCCGCACCGTAGGCGGCCTGTAACTGCGCATTCTTTGCCAGCATGTCCACAAACAACGTTCGCACTGAGGCGTTAGTCACACGTTGCAGGTCTTTCGCCTCACCCTTGAGAATGACCACCCGGACGATTGCCAGGAAAGTCTCGACCAGTTTATTCACCGTCTCAACCGCAGCCGATAAATCTCCTTTGAACTCCAATCGCTGGGCCTTAGCACCGGCTTGCCCGATGACCAGCAAATTGTCTCCATAGGGCTTAATGTCGTCGATGTCGGCTCCGGCGACGACATCCAGCGGATCGCTATGTTCCCGCACGATCCGATTAATCTCTGACCAAATTCGGTTAATGGTGTCTTGCAGGTCGAGATTGTTGGCCTCTCCCTGTCCGTAATAATTATCGGGATCGGGGAGATGCGCCCAATCGACAATTGGAGGGATCGCACTGGTGTGGATGGCATAGTCGGTTCCACCTTCCTCATCATCAGGTCTGACCAGTTCAAAATTGAGAGTATAGTCGAACAACGATGTCAACGTGCGCAAGCTGTTGAACCCCATCCCATACGGGCCAGGAACCCCCAGCAGAGACATATCGTTGTCCAGCACCTCATCACGACTGACGGCCTCGGCACTGCGATAGGTATAAATGAGCCAGCGCTTGTTCTCAGGATCGTTTACGAAGTCCTGGATGTGGATCACATCGCCCACTGCATACCGGAACTCATACCAGAGGATGTCGCCCTGGTCGTCGGCTCGCCACCATACCGTCACGCTTAACGGATCAAGCAACACCATATGGGGGAACTCTTCCCAGGCTTTCGGCGGCTTCACCCGCACGAAATTNTGCCCTGACAGAAAGCCCCTGGTCGCCATCTTGATGAGTGCCGCCAGCCCGCCGTTGGCCTCGAAAAACTCATCCAGATAGATTTCCTCTGGTGTAGCGTTGATGGCCTGTTTGTCGGTTTCAAAATGGGGCATCTCTGGGAACAGAAACTGCGCCGTGCGATCAGCAGTTGTTTTCACCAGATTGATGACCACATTATCGTCCGGCTCTTCCTCNGGCTCGAACTCCAACTGAGGCACATGCTCGCCCCGNTAATATTTCAACGCATTCGTGTACATGGTCTGCCGGGAAGTCTTTTCAGACAGCACGGAGGGCATCATTGACGAACGCCATTTATCATTAGGTGGAACATACTTCAAAGCGCCCGGCATTATTTTCTCCTGTTTTTGAACGGGTTGCGCCGCCCATCCTTTTGTTTCTTAGCCACTTCCCAGTGCTTCACAAATGGTTTAGGCTTCGGCACACCTATATACGCTAAGATTAGCGCGGTGATCGTATCGTCATGATTACCCTCGGATGCCCCGTAAGTAACCATGTTGGCAGTCTTTGTTCGCTTCCGCTCGTAGGTAGACATCTCACTAACTTGCTGCTTGGCATACTCGTCCAGGCGTAAATCTTCCTGAACTTCGGCCAGGGTAAACAGTCGCTTCCATTCGATGTCCACCGCGACCCGCTCGACCAACTCGCGCTTGCGGATATTGTCCATATGGACACCGACGAGTTTATGTCCGCCGTACACGCCAGTATCATCGCTGACATTTTCGAGCGTGTTTTCCTCAAAATTGTCGGACGGTAAGCCGGTGAGCATTTCTTTCAGCAGGCGGAACAACGGGCCGCCAATGCCGTTGATTTCGATNTAGGTCGCCAGAGGCTGCCACAGGTTAAGCAGTTCGACGATCCGCTTGACCGTCTCAGTCGTGCCCACTGACGTGAACCGCATCCCGAATACCTGGGAGCGGGTGTGTTTATTCAGCACCGTGACGCAGGTGTAGTCACCGCTGTCGCCCCAGTCNATGCCCATCACATAAGGTGATGTCTGCTGCTCGACCGGCTGGGTGATCCCCNCCACAATCGCNGCCGCCTCNACGCCGTTGAATACCCCACCGCCGTCCGCCAGGAACTCGGCCAGATATTCTTCGCGCCATACCAGCGGGTGAACTGTACTCTGAATGATCGCCAGCAATTCTTTGTCCTGGTACGGGCTGCCANTCGAAGGCATATGCCAGGAACGATAGACTTCATACCGTTGATCCAATCCCCAGATATATATCTGATAAAACCAGTTACGACCATTGGGGGTCGAGATAATCAACGCCGACCCTTTGGTCGCCGTCAGCATCGGTTGCAGGATGCGTGTCCAGATTTCCTCAGCCATAAACGCGGCTTCATCAACCACGATGTAGTCCAGCGATGGCCCGCGCAAGTTTCTAGGGATGTCAGCGGAACGGATCATAATGTAACCGCCGCTATAGAACTCGATCCGCATCTCCGACTTATTAATTTCTCGCACCGGAAAGCCGGTACGTTCCAGTAGTGCGAGTAGTTCCAGCCAGTGGGTCATGGCTGACTTGTAAACCGGAAACACCCACCAACAGCGCTGACC